CACTGGGGCGCCGCAGCTGTAAGGTGCTGTTGCTGTCCAATGACAGTTAGTCCTATACAGGACACAGTGCCTGGTTCTCCCCAGAATCTTATCCAAGGAGGTGGCAGTATGCCCACATCAACTCCCTCCAGAACTAAATCTGGAAAAGACAAGTTGTATGGCTATCTTGATGGTTACGAACAGTGTTGTTTCACTGGTTCGCCAAAGAGAGAAGTAGTAGCCTCTTACAGAGAGCTACTCACCAATGAAGCTCGATTGCTATTTCGCAATCAGCCAGACGCTAGTATACCCGTTAACACTTTAACGAGTCTCGCGGACAGATTCCTGACTGCATACTACAGCAGGATGTCAAATTGCCGGAACTCTGCAAAATGCGCAGAGCTCGCAGACTTAGCTAAGGAAGACAGTAAGACTCTGTCTCACCTTCTGAGTTTAATCATGACAGGTGCTACCAGTCAGATTGGTACCCTAGCGATTTGCCCAATTAATTCTGAGCAAATCTCCTCTGTGATAGACATTTGTGATAAATGTCCCTACTACTTGAGCCATAAGTTCTGTATTGCTTATGACTTACTGAATGAAGAGCAGGATGAAACTGATATGTTTCATCCCATCAAGTTCAAACTAGTCGAGTACAAATTTCTTGCACTCGGAATGATCAGGTTGGCTCATCATTTGATGAGTACATGTCAAGTAGATGTTAATAACCTTATCAGTTATCACATGTTATTTGAATTCTCGATTACTATCGGGAAGATCTTTGAGCTGATGAATCCTTCTGAACAGGTCAGACAGAACTATCTGGATGATGCTGAGAAGATGCTCACCTCGGAGCCTCTAAGTAAAGATACTGATGAATGGAGATATTACCATTCAATCTTGAAAGAAGTCTTCGCTGACATCAACGAAGGGAAGAAGAGATACATTCGCGATATGCGAAATGCAATCGATAAGAGTCAGGATCTACTTCATTCGAAATTCGATCCGAAGTATGATTACTACACTTCCCTCAAGGGAACTGCACAGTCAAAGTATACTGGTATCAAAGAATCTTTGATATCAAGTGGACTTGAGGTAGATGTCTATAAAGACAACTACCAAGAATATGACGAGCATATAGGATATATTTCCTATTACCCTGACAAAGACCAGAATTTCCAAGGAGAAATTCCCACTACCAGGACGATCCTGATTAATAATCCAGGAAAGTTCAAACCAAGGATTATACACATAGGTGATAATCCAACACAAGACCGGTGCGCCTATATTCATAGACGACTATCCAAGTTACTGAGCTATCTGCCGGAAGATTCTACCGGAGATCAGGAAAAAGGTAGGTCCTTCTTACAGAAGGCAACCTTAGAATGGTTTCTCGAGCAGGATAAGCTAGAGAAGAAGGGGATTTATTGCTTCGACTTCTCGAATGCAACAGATACTCTTGATCAAGGATTTCAACATGAGGTCCTTGAATTCATTTTCGATCCTATAATTGCAAAATTCTGGGATCAGGTAAGTGGTCACGATAAGTATATACAGATCGTGAATGGAGGCTATAAGCTGTACCATCAGACTTGTGGTCAGCCACAGGGATTATTGGGAAGCTTTGATGCTTTCGCCCTTGCTCATCACTTCATATTCCTTATGGATATGAAAATTCTTGGGTTAGAGGATCACTCTGCTAGAGAGTTCTACTCTATACTAGGAGATGATTCGGTATGTTCTTCTATAGAACCCGAATATGAGACTTTTCCCGAAGACAACGCACTCCAGGACGAAGAAGGTATTTCTCGTTCTACGACGGAAATGGTGCATTTTGGAATCTGCAAATATTATGCAGGATTCAAGATAAACTATGATAAGTCGACTTCGACTCACTGGTGTAGTGAAGAAGCAAAGCAAGACTTTGCTAAAGTTACTTACAGAAATGGTAGCTTGTTCACTCCCATTCCATTCCGGTTGGCGATGAATTATTCATCATCAATTGATTCCAAACTTGCTGTTGCAATTTGGAGAGGAGATAGAAATGATCCTCTTTGTAGAGAATACATGAATATTGTCCTCGAATCATGTGATCCGATTGTAGGAGATATAATCCGGTCGGGCCAAATCCCTTACCTAGATAAATTTGCTGATGACACTATTGTGTATAATGCATCTTGGTTGGCGAGACTCAGGTATGCTACAGCAGTAGCTCATCTGAGTATGGCATTATGTTTCTCGGTCGTATCTGACCTCGAACGTGATCAGAGTCCATTCGATGCAATCGAACGGGCAATGAGAAAAATGTTTTCTCGCAAGGTAAGTGAGAAAATCAATAACGTGGATCCAAATCACAAGATATTCCGTGTTTTGGAAGATAATGTAGAAGTTATACAACTTTTGCATAACATCTATGAGCAGGAAAGCCTAGATGATAAATATCTAGCTTTAGCTTGTTCCACCCTTGGAGAAGAATTTCTTCAAGGTGACATATTCGACTGTCTCTATACATTAGGGACAACAAGACGGCTCTTACTCTATTCTAAGAGTAATCCAGACACTGACTTGAGCCAGGTATTTCCTGACTTCAACGTTTCAATGATTCGAGAAATTTCGAATTTCTCGGAGAGACTGATGACTCGAGGCATCGCTAAGAAGCCTAGAGAGAAGGTGAGTGTGCTCAAGAGCGAACTTTCGATCTTGAACGAGCTAGATGATATCTTGGGACCTGTCCCAAGAACTGTTAGTAGCCTGTAAGCCATACGACTCACAAGGGGGCTGCATTGAACAACCTCAATTGAGGAAGGCAGAAATGGATCTAGGTCCTACATGTCGGACTCTAGTTGGGATGTGCAGCTCGGCGGT